ATACCCTTACAAAAAGTTTTGAATGGAATTTGAACAATAAATATTCAACCGAAAACTATAGGTTGATTGAAGGCAATTTTGACGTATATGTCGATAGTACATTCAAATTATCTACCTCTAAAATGAAGATAATCAAAGATGAACTTAGTATGAGTATGTCAACAGGTCTAACTGAAAATAAAGATGGAATTCTTGAGATTTTTGTCAAAAGTGATTATCCAGGATTTAAAGTTTCTAAATTGGATGGTGCTCTTATTGATCCTAAGAAATCGGATGTATTGAAAAATTACTTCCCACCTAAAAGATGGGGTCTTGGCGTTTATGCTGGATATGGTGTCAGTATAAATCCAACTACTCTAAGTCCTGCTACAGGTATTCAAATAGGTGTTGGTGTTCAGTATAATGTACTTCAATGGAATTTTAAAAAGTGAAAAAAAACGATATTTTTTACTTAATATATAACTATATAAAAAATTAAACCAAAAAAAATGAAACATATCAGACAATTTGAAAGTTTTAGAGTTCAGAAAAATAGAGAAGAGATAATCAAAGAGGCTGTTCTTCAAGTGAACGATATCTATAAGGTTAAAACAATGATTGACATTCCTCAATCATTAATCAATTCTTATGTTAAAAAAGTTAAAGACACGACAGGAAAAAACCTTCGTCAGTTTTTCGGTGATGTTGACATCGCAGAAGAGATTGTAAAATACATAACTATTAACAACACAGACGTAGAAAAAATTCCTGGAAACGCTTTAATGGGTGGTGCACAAGGTCAAGTACAAGGTCAAGCACAAGGTCAAGGACAGGTTCAGGTACAAACTGAAGGTGAGGCACAAACTCAAGTTCAACCAGAAGTTCAACCAGAAGTTCAAACTCAAGGTCAAGAACAAGCTCAACCACAAGGTCAAGCACAAACAGGTGAATTTGAAGAACCACAAGCTCAAGAACAAGCTCAACCACAAGGTCAAGAGGAGGAAGAAGGACAAGAAGAGGAAGAGAAGGAAGAAGGACAAGAGGAAGAAGAACTTCCACTTTAAAAATACTAGTATCTAGAAACTAAAACCTATCAGAAATGATAGGTTTTTTTATTTAATTATTTTAATATATACCTATATGAAATATTTGAAATTGTTTGAGGGTTTTAAAGAACTTGAATTTATAAATACCGTAACCTACAAAGGATATGTTAGAAATAAATTCGAACCTGGTGATATTGACAGATTGTTGGAGTGGAGATTTAGATTGAAAAATCTAAAGGATGAATCCAAAGACCAGTTTGATATAAACAACTACGAAAAAGAGATTAAGGCAGTCGATTTTATACTATCAAGACATTTTTAGAGGATGAAATATTTAAAATTATTTGAAAACTTTGATCTTGATGATCAATCAATAGAAAAAAAGATAATGGAAATATGGAAAGTAGATCCATATGAGTTCAAAGACTACATTACTTCATCTATGGATCATGGCGACCTTTATGGAAGCTGCGACCTGACTTTTGTTCTTTGGCATCCTTATCCAGATTCGAACACAGAACCATGTGCAATATTTGATTTGATTGATGGTGTTTGGAGTGAAGGTCCTTGGTATGATGTTTTTGATAACATACTAAAAGAAGAAAGATATAAGATTGGTATAGAAGCTTGGGTTCCTGATGCTGGTGGTAATCATGAAAAGATAGAGAAGTTTTACAACTACGCAAACAGAGTTCTACAGGAAGCGGATATACCATACATTGCATCTTATCCAGATGTTCGACACGAAGGAAAGATACTTTTAGAGTATGGCTATACCTGGGGTTATAAAACAAAATTCATTGGCGACGAATAAATAAAAATGAGAAAATAATATATAGTAAATGAGATACCTAAAAACGTTTGAAGGCTACGGCAATAAAGACATTCTTATTGTAGTTGATGTTCAAAAATCATTCCATGATTTCTTCACTGATAATTATGTTAACGAATTAAAAAAATATTGTAATGAATTTAGTAAGGTATATCAAATATGGGATAATCACCATCTTGGAAGAAATGTCGATAAAGACTATCTATATGATGAAGACCCTGATGAGGGCCCTGATGGTGATTTATATGAATTTACAAATCAAATCGATTTAATTGAGAAGAGGTATCAATATGATGTTGATGCTGATTTTTATAAAAGAGTTTTGGATAATGATGTTTATAAAGATGTTAAAAGTAAAGAAGAAAATAATGAGTTAATAAAAGGTGACTTCTTTCCAACTAAAGAAGGTACTATTATAGTATTTATAAATAACAATCATAGATGGTTTCACCTTCCTAAGAAGTTATATGATATATTTGTTGAAATAAAAGAAGCGCAAATAGAAGAAAAAGTTTTGGTTACTATTGTGGGTGGTGCGGATGGTGAGTGTATAACAGATATTGAAGTTGTTGCTAAGTCTTTGGGTGTTAAATTAAAAAGAGATGAAAAATATATCTACTCTGCTTCACATTGTCCTATAAAATAATTTTATAATCATGCCTACTAAATCCAAACAACAATTTAAGTATATCTGGGCGATGCGAAACAAATATAAGTCCAGAAAGAATGCACCCAAAAACATGAAGTGGGTATTCGATAAAGAATGGACTGATATAAAATTCAAAGATCTTCCTAAGAAGATAAAGGAAAGACATGTGTTTAGTTATATAGACTTTCTAAATGAATCTTATTTTTGAAAATCTATCCAAATATAAAATAAACATCCAATTCTTTAATCTGGAAATAGACTTCCATATATTCTTGAAATCTTTCAGGATCTTCAAAAAATGTCACCTTTAGAACATAATCTATTCCACTTATTTCTGAAATATACTTTCCTATCTGCTCTTTGAGATCAATTTCGATAGATTCTGCAGATAGTCGAGTCTCATGAAGATATATTGGAAGGTCTCCTCCAAAATCAAGGTCACCAAATAGCTCTCCTTTGTTTGTGAAGAGTATTACTTCCCATTTCTGAATTATTACTCTGAGTATTTCATCTTCTACGAATATCAAATTCCTGAATCTCGGGTGACCGGGATAACCAAGATAGAAGTCTGTAAAATTGAAGCTTGCCATAATCTATATATAAAATGACAGACCTTCTTTATCACTGAGGTCCGACCTCATACATTATTCGACAATATACTCTTTAGCTTTCCGATTATAGTCATTCCCAAAACTATTGGATCTGCATCCGTCTCCAACTTTCCTGCATAGTCTGATATCACGAAATTACATTCGAATAGTGTCTCTATGTTTTTCCCATTTTCTATAGACCAGTCTATAAAAGGCTTTCCGAGAAGCCTTATCATGGAATCTATCTTTTCTGCACCAAACCTAGACATAAGAAAATGGTACGTTTCTTCATATCCTTTCTTTTCGTATAGATGAGAGTAGAGTTCGAACCTCGTCTTTGACGATACGTTCGCCATACCGGTGTTCAATTCTCCCGTCTCTAAGAAGTCTTGAAGTTCTACGAGTATGCCTCGAAAGTCTGGAAATTTTTTGTTTATTATATTCACCAGACTATCCTTCGATATCTCTCCGCCTTCCTTTTCGAGTATCTCGTTTTTTATCTTCTTATAGATTTCAGTCTTTAGGAACTTTTCTTCTTCTATATCCAGACAATCGAAAGATATGGTCTTTATCCTCGACTTCAGTCCATCGGATATCTTGTTTATATGGTTTGTGGTTATTATGAACCTGACACTGCTGTTGTATTTTTCTATGAATGCTTTGAAAGCGTCCTGAAATTGTGCAGAAACTCTCTCGAACTCGTCGAGGAATACATATTTTATACTTGAATCCGATTCGAACATAGGGGTGAACCTGCAGAAATTTTGTATCTCCTCTCTGAGAACGTCTATCGAAGTGTCCATAGAGCAGTTTAACTCTAAATACGGAGTTTCTTTCGAGTATCTTCCAATAAGTATCCGAGCTAGACTGGTCTTTCCTGTTCCATAGTGTCCATGGAATATATAATGCTGACTTACACCACTTTCAAATTGTTTTCTTATCCTAGGTGCGAGTATTATATCCTCGATTTTTTTTGGTCTCCATCTTTCCCACAGAATCACTTTATTTACAGACATACGATTTGTTTTTACACATGATATACTCTCGTATGGGTAGAAAGTTTATTTAATATATAATTGCATGATAGGAGACAAGTTCAATTTCGAAGACGTCTTTTTCAGAGACCTGACCGTTTGTGTTCTGGATACTCTCGAAGGACAGATAAAGTGGACCAACCGGTTCACATCAGGAGATGTGTACGTACAGGTTCCGATATACTATTCGCTTACCGGAGATGAGAGATTCCTTCTAGATTCGTTTTCGGACGACATCGTCTCTGAAAACCGGTTCGTAGAGCTCAATACCGATATGATTCCAAGAGGACACCTAACGATGACTGGATTCAATATAAAGTCTGGTGAGTTCGCCAACCCAAACGTTTGGCTTAGGATGGTCGTCGAGAACGAACAGGAGATCAGAAAGGTTCTCACAAAAGTGAGGGCGGTTCCGATAACGGTCAACTATGACCTGACCATACTTCTATCAAGTGAGATAGACACGTTCAAATGTAGTCAGGCCATACTCGATACACTTTGGATATACCGGTTCATGTATTTTGAACATAACTTCATGAACATAGATGCAGTGATGCTTATGCCTGATAGCAACTCGATAGAGATGGCACGAGAGAAGAATTTGACCAGTGACAATAGTATCAAGCTTAAATGCTCATTCACGGTAGAGACCTACTATCCTGCATTCCGAGGAGACCGTATAAAAGGTACCGGATATCCTAGAGATTATGGATCCGGGATGAAGGACGGAAATGGACTCGTACTCACCGGTGGATTTTCGGACTATTTCGAACAGCCTACTGGTCATGCAACCGATAACAGTAACGCTCCGTTGGCAGGTGGTAAGTCGAACATACCTACCGGTTCCAACGTTGGTAAAACGACCGATAACGGAAGATATCCACCATGGATTAACGGACCATATGTCGTAGACAATCCGAATGTTGCTTATGGACAGACAGGGAGCTTTTTCAATACGGGACAATCGTCGAATGCATCTGACCTCTTCGGAACATATACACAGGATGGTTATGCAGTGGTACCTAAAAGAACTAAGTGGTTCAACAACATATTACGTGCACGAGAACGGGCCAGTGGTAGCTTTGACATAGTTCGTGGTCAACAGAATGTCAAGCCGAGAAACGACAAGTGATAAAATAGAAAAAAATGGCTTTTTTCTGTTAATATATACTCTATTATACATAAAAAAAATTATCTGAAATATGAAGAATCTTAAACTTGAACTCTTTAACTTTAAGAAGAATCTTTCGCTCGATCAAGAAGAGATATCTTCTATAGTTGAAAGTCATATGGGTGCATGCAACAACGCCTCCGAGAAGTCTATAATATACTCTCTGAACGAAAGGCTTAAGGCATATACCTATGACAAGGAGGTTAGATCACTACTTGAAGGACTCAATGACGACATGAAGAATTTCGAGCTTTTATATGAGCTCAAGAACCTATATAACGTTCTAAATTCAAAAAACAGCGGAGAGCTATACAGACAGCCAATAAACGTGCTTCTGCAGACTATAAACCTTGAGTCTGAGCAAGACAGAATGTCTAAAGTACTCAACGAGCTTGCGGTATACGATTGGGTTCCTGAGATTAAGCTTTTCGTGCACAACCTAACAAAATCTCCTGAACAAAGGACAAATTTGCTAAGTGGTGGAAAAGGAGAATCAATATACACTATCGTGGAATCTGTCGAAGACGGACATATCGCACTTGTTAGAGATTCCTGGTTTTTACTTAGCGAAAGTGTTATAGAAAAGACACTTCTTGAAAATCACATCAAAGACGAGGAAGACCTTCGATCATTGAGAATACTTGAGACCGCGATGAAATATGCTTCAGTAACCGAAGACAGAGTAAATTTCAGGATATCCGAATATCTTACGGTTGGAATTTCTGTAGCAAAGAAAGGAAAAGTATACATAAACGACGATGAGATGAACGAAGAGACTACTCTTGAAAGTTTATTCAACTCTCCTATTGTTCCTATCGTAAACAAAAATTTCTATCCAATCCTTCTTGAGGTTTCTAAGAACATAGACAAATTCGTAGAGCTTGACGTAGTAAAAAGAGTAAACAACCTCATTAATCCTTATTTAGAGTGTTTTGCTTTCAACTATAAGAAAGCGACTTTCTTATACAGGTGTGACGAGAGATATGGTAACTCATTCTTCAAATATGAGTCTGCACTCGAGTTGGTTAATGAAGTTAGAAACGAGCTCAATTATGATCTTACTTATTTCTTCGAAAACAAGTTAGGAAAAGAGTTGATTGTTAAAAGAAGACTTGAGGATAAAGAAAGAGAAATCTCTCTTAAATTAGAAGATGTTAATTTCAATATTGATAAATTAAAAGGCTCTATAAAAATGATTGGCGAGTCTGATGTTCTTATAACTGCACTTAGCAATTTAGAAAAGAGAAAATTCTCACTTGATGCAGAATTAAACGGAGTAAAAGAACTTCAATACAACGAACGAGTTAAAATTTAAAAATTTAATAAAATAAAAAAGGCCTCTTAATTAAGAGGCCTTTTTTATTCAGATAGATGATATATAAAACATTAAATTGAACTTTACATAAATCATATTATATAACATGAAAGAATGAAAAATCCTATAGGATTAAAAATTAATTCATATGAATGTATCTTAACAACAGAGAGCTATATATCGAACTAGTAGTAAGTAAAGCACAGGGAAGACTTACGAGAAATGCACAGAAGATGCTCGAACTTTTGGCAAAAAAGACAATCAAAAAAATGAGATACTGGTCAAATGACGACAAAATGGACTGTTATCAGAGTGGGCTTCTATACGTCTTCCAGAACTGGCACAACTTCAACGAAGAAAAGTCGGTAAATGCATTCGCATATTTCACCGAAATATTCAAAAGAGGAATAGCCAAAGGATATAACGACCTTTATAAAAAGAAAGGTGATAATGAACATCAAATAAGACTTATTTCTATAGAAGGATCTAATGACGGAATGGGTCTACACTCTTTATAGATGATATCAACCACAAAATTGTCTTTAGCTTCGAATACTCTGCCCTGATATTTGTTTGTGTTGTTAGATGAAGTCATATTATTTTGTTACAAATATAGCAAAAGTATTTTAAAATGGTTCTTATTAAAAAAACTTTTCGTATTTTTATCATAGAATATTATATATTTTATTTATATGAACAAAGTATTGATTCAAATCTGGGAAGAGTCTATCCGTGAAGTCGGAACACGTCCGGATGGATGTTCGCTACACATAGACAATCATGAAAGAGATAGATACATATCTTCTGTATATGAAAAAAGGACCGATTCGAAGGTTCCTGACGAATATGATAGAGTAGTAGGCTATCCGATTGACGCTCTCATAGAAGACATGCTCTTCAAAAAGCTAAAGAGTGAAAAGACGATAAGAATTGAAGAGCACTCGCTTAGGAATCTTATCGGAATGGAAGAGATTGTCGTAAGAGACGAATAAAAAAGAATTTTTTAGCATTGGTATTTTTTTTCTATATAATGGCAGTAGCTCTACTGCTCAACGAAATATATTATGTTTCTAGTCGAAAAAGACTGGATTTAATCTATGGTAAAAAAGACGTGAAGTCTATAAGGAGTATAGATGTGTTCTACTACCTTCTGAAAGTTTTTTCTGTATTGTGGCCAGTATTGGGACTATTTGGATCGATGTGGCCTTTCTTTTTAGGATTCATATCTTTGGGTATTTCTAAATTCGTTCTATATCACATAAGTGAAAAGGTTTATGCGATGTATGTAAAAATACATCCATATCTGTTGATGTTAGCCTACGCCGGTATACTTTATGTCCGGTTCATACGTTGAATCTCTTCAGATGTTCTTCGGTTATGATTATGAAGTCATATCCCTTCTTTTCACACCATTTTATCATGGTCTCCCATTTCTGCTTGTTTTTGTATGCCATCTTTAGGTCATATTCAAAGCTCTTCAACTTTTTGACCCCGTTTTCCGGAACGCTTAGTCTCCCTTCGTTAAGATCCTGTACCATCTTATATTCCTTCATCGGTTTAACTTCGATAACGACCTCTCTCAGCACACCTTGAGAGTTTCTCATACGATAGAAGAAGTCTGGATAGTATCGATGAGTCTTTATCTCTATGTTTCCGTTGTCGAAGTGTGTCATCTGATATGGAATCTCCAGACATTCTGCACCCCACTGAAATATCTCCTCTTTCATGTCGAGCCACACCATTATCTTCTTCTCCCATGAGCTTCTATAGAAGACGCCACCATGAACGTTTAGTTTTATTATCTTATCTTTGTTTATCGGAACATAGTTTCCTCCGTGATACTTACTGTTGTTTGGTTTGGAATTGAGCATTGCTCTTGTTTTTTATTTTATATATAAAAGAAAAAATCTTTCATGGGAGAACTTATCGAGAGAGTGAAGCTAAATCTTCTCGTATACGGAAACGGAATAGAAGATAATTTTCGAAACAATTCGTTACATTTTTTAGAGAAGTATTCTAAGAGCGACGATATAGTCAAATCTATAGAAATCGCCAGAATAGAACCAGGTACCTTCTATTTTCTTCATTATCTCGACAACTCTGACTGGATGAGGTATTCTCCTATATTCGTCGTTGATTATAAGAAATTCGGAAACCAGACTATAATATTCGCAATAAATTTCAATTTCATACCTCTTGAAATACGACCTCTAATATTTGACGAATATCTTTTGGTGGAGAATTTCGAAGAAGACATACCGATAGAGGTCGAGTACGATAAAGTCTATAAGGTGTTGTTTAAGCTTGGTTTCGAATACGCATTAATGGAATACAATGCAATACAGATAAAGATGGTTCATCGCATACACATTGAGGCAACTCCTAGATGGCTCTACTCTCAACACCCTAAGGCAGTCTACGATCCGGACAAACTCATGCAGATATGGAATAAGAAACTGGAGACTAAGGCACAGCGTGACAAAGAAATGACCACCGCAATATTGAAGGACTTCTACGATACTCAAACAGAGATATCCGAAAAATACAAAGTATTGAAGGATCATATCAAGCGACTTCAGTCTAGTGTAAAGAAATATGGTGGAAAGAGATAGTATTTCTAAAAATTAGTTATCTTTGTATTGTAAAAAAAAGAAACCAGTAATCTAATTTAGCACTATGAAATACTCAACTTATGTATCAGCAGCAGAAAGGCTTTCGTTGTTAGGCCAAAAGAAGAAGGCCACAGAACTTATAGAACACGCATTGAAACAGGAGAAGAAGAAGATAGACCTTCTTAAATTCGATATACTGGTGGGAGAAGTCAAAGCGTTCAAAGATGCCAAGTTCCATTCTGCACAGGTAATGAAAGAGCGCGAGTCCAATACTATAATGTGTATATTTCAGTCGGAGGTAAAATCAGAGAACATGACGAACACGCATCGGATATGTGCAAGTATACGTCAAACTGGTGAAGTTGTCTATACTGACGGAAATCTATTTCTTGATAGAAAATCTGTCAAAAGCTTTGAAAGGTTGCTTCAATACCTTATCGGATATAGGTCGGATGTTAGAAAGCTACTACGAGAAGCAGGTATAGACAAATCACATATAAGATTGTCGAGTAGAACATTCTATATATAGAATAAGGCGGCTATTTAGCCGCCTTTCTTATTGACCTCGGAGAGGTGCCTGAAATTTTATATATACATTAAAATTTCTATATTTTTTAAATGGCATCCTACAATTATAACAATAGGGAAGGACAGGGAATGGGCTTCGCAAACTCCGCAGTCGAAAACAAAGGTCTCTTCAGTAGAATACTCAGAACTCTATCCAACTATGGAATGAACTATGACGACATGATTGTCAGAAACCAGGTCGGAATAGGAATCAATGAAGATCCTTATGCAGCAAAGGGAAATTCCATGTATGACTTCTTCTCTCAGAGGGCGGTTGCTTCGGTTCTTAGTAGGAAGTCCATACCATATCTTGATAAAGGATATTCGGATAAAAGAAGGATACTCCGAGAATACTCTATAAAAGACGAAATAAGAGACATGGTCAGCATGATTGCAGACGAGTGTATCGTCTACAATGATGATAGAGACTTCTGCTCTCCACGACCAATATCCAACGACTATTCTCAGGAAGTACAAGACCGATATCAGGAATACTTTGAGAAAATATACAACAAATACGGATTTTCAGACAGCATCACGGCATGGAACATGATGAAGGACTTTTTGATTGATGGGTTCGTTGCAGTAGAGATAATATATGACGACAAAAAGAAGAATATAATAGGATTTAACCGACTGAGACCGGAGACCCTAGTTCCTGCATACGAGCCAAATGTCGGACATCTTTGGATACAGTTTCCTGAAGATCCTCAACTTAGAAGGATATTTCTCGATTCTCAGATAGTGTTCGTTTCTTATTCAACACAGAATGATTATTCCGAGACTTCATACGTAGAAGGATTAATCAAGCCTTACAATCAACTTAAAATACTGGAACAGACGAGGATAATGTTTAATGTCATAAATGCTACTATCTACCAGAAGTTCACAATTCCTATCAAAGGACTCTCTAGACAGAGAGCCGAAGAGCAGATTGGGCAGCTGATACATGACTATTCCGAAGAGGTAGAATGGGATGATACACTAGGAACACTTACGCTAAACGGAAGCAAACATCTTCCTTACAACAAGCAGATATGGTTTCCGGAAGGTGATGGTGGTACTCCTAACATGACTCTCGAATCCCCACAGGGACATGACTTAAATGAGGAAAGTATGTTGAAGTGGTTTCACCAAGCACTGAAGAGAGCATCGAAGATTCCTATACAGAGATTTGAGGCAGAAAGTGGAGGTGGAACTTTCATAGCAGATACCGCAGGACTTACAAACGACGAAGTAAAGTTTCACAATTTCATAAGCAGACTTAGAGCAAACTTCAAAGAGTTGATTGTAAAGCCATTGAAACTACAGATGCTTATCGAGTTTCCTGAATTTAAAGAGGATGAAATCATAATGAACCAGATGGATATCGTCTTCTATTCGAACCAGATATTCGAAGAGTGGAAGAAGATAAACAATTTGGCCAAAAGAGCAGAGGCGATAACAACTCTTACTGGAATAATGAACGGTGAAAAGCCATACTTCCATATAGAGTGGATCATGGACAACGTCTTCAAGCTTACTCCAGAAGAGAAGGCAGAAAACCAAAAATACTGGGCCAAAGAATCCGGTGGTGCCGGTGCGGTCGGAGAGATTGCAGGTGGTGTAGAAGGTGGTGCACCAGCAGAAGGTGGAATGTCTGCAGAAGGTGGTGATATGGGTGCTGCTCAAGGTGGTGCACAAGCACCTGCTGCACAGGGTGGGGCACAAGCTCCCGCACAAGGTGGTGGTCAAGCCACACCCGAGGCACCTGCACCGGGTGGTACGGAATTCGAATTCTAAAAGAAGACATAAAAAAAACCTCTCGAAATTTTCGAGAGGTTTTTTATGCTGCTTTGTTTTCTTCAATGTCTATGTAGAATGTTATTCTACCTCGTTTATCATTATACTTCTTTACTTTCAGATTTATACCGGCATCCAGTATTCCTTTTATACTATTACCTAATGTACTTGGAATTATCTCACCGGACAATGACATACTGACGATTTCTTCGTCTTTCAATATAAATGTTATGTTGTCTGCACGGAAGACTGCTTTGTGTATGTATTGTATGGCATCCATATCTGTGGATATTAGTAGGTTCGCGTCTTCTATGTCGAACTGTACCTTCTTACCAGAGTTCAGTAGGCTAGTGAGTCTGACCTCTCTTTTGAACACCTTCCATTGGTTGTACCTGGTGAGTAGGCCCTCGTAGTAGTCGAGTGATTCATCATCGTCTAGTTCGACCTCTAAGGTATGTACGACTATTTCTTTCGACTTTAGCCTTCCCATTTTAGTTGAATTTTATAAAATCAATTTGTTTTTTAAACAAGTCTATTGAATTGACAATTACTTTTATTGGATCTCCTAATTGAATCTTTTCACCAACTTCACTAATTATTAAATAATTTTCTACATCAGCATTCCATCTACCTGGTAATGAATCCATTCTAATCATACCTTCACATTTGTTTTCGGTAATTTCTACATAGATTCCTCTATCCATAACTCCAGTTACAATACCATCAAATATTTGTCCAATTTTATCTTGTAAATATTCAGCTTGTTTATATTTAATTGAATCTCTTTGTGCTTTTGCACTTAATTCCTCTCTTTTAGAGATATGTTTACATATTTCCTCTAGTTTGTTTTTATCTTTTAAACTTTTCATAAAATTTATATCAAAAGGGAGAAGATAAGTTTTTAATATTAATGTAAGACAAAAAATAAATAATACATTATGAATGAGGATAGTAAAGATAGATCTGTGACAATTAGAATAAATAAAGATGTTTATCAAAAATTAGTAGATGAAACGCTAGAGAGAAGTGTAAATGAAGGTAGACTTATTAAAATATCTGAAATCATTAGAGAAAAATTAGAGAAATAATATGAAAAAGAGCATCAGCTCATTTAGATGGACAGGGTTGTATGGAATGTAGATTAGAAAAAAGAAGAACTGGATTAGATGCCTTTCTTAGTAGAAGTTATGAAATACACGGTGATAAATATGACTACTCATTGGTGACTAAATATGACTACTCATTGGTGACTAAATATGTTAATTCACAAACAAAGGTTGATATTATATGTAAAGAACATGTATATTCAATCAAAGAATATCTGATCATATGACATGTGGAACTACTTCCATTTGACTTTTATTTAAAAAACTTAAATATTTGTATAGAATTTAATGGTAAGCAACATTATGAGCCTATAGAATATTTTGGTGGTAT